GTCAGCGTCTACCCACTCGATCAGGCAATACACGTTGCCATCCTCGTCCATGCGCAGAGCCTTGACCGGGCCTTGCGGGACCACGGACTTGACCTTAACAACTTCACCTTTTTTAAACATCGTGGCCATGATCTGGCTCCTTATGCTGCGTCGAGGCTGAAGCTGTACGTGACAGTGACGGTATCGTTGGCCACAACAGAGCGGTCTCCGGGAGCAGAGAAGTCCACCGCCGAGAACAAGATGCCAGTCGTGCCACCTTTGGTGTTGTTGCTCGTCAGGAACGCGCCGCCCACAACCGTGGTGCCGTTGATCGTGTAAACAGCCGGGGAGCCAGAGTTGTTGATCACCGACGGGTCCGCCGTGGTGGCCGTGCCAAACACCGCCTGCGGGCGGGTTGCCTGAGAGTAAGCGGTCACCTCGGTCCAACCAATATGCGACGCCATCGTGTCACTGGCAGCGGGGTTGTTGCTTGCTGCCGCGCCATACAGGCCCAGATACCACGTAGCGGTGTAACCCGAGCCCGTGAAATACTTGGTGTTCATGTCTTGCAGGCCCTCGTTGACCACAAGGTTGTGCTCCTTGACTTCCCACTTGAGGTTGCCCTGAGCATCATGGCACTGGACATGAAACACACCGCCAGCTTTAGCGGCAGCGTTGGGGGTCGATGCAACAGACACAGCCGCGTTGGCTTTGTCAGTCGATTTTGCGTTGTCGTTCAGCATGGTGGCTCCTTAAACGAGACGAATGAGTGCAGATGTGCTGGTGTTGGCAGGCATCTGGACGGTGAAAGTTACAGCCGAGGTCTTGGTGGACCCAAAATCCAAAACACACACCGCACCATTGTCGCCGGGGGTGTAGATCAAAGCGCCACGAGCCGTGATGTTTCCCGTCCACGCGGGGGATGAGAAATTGACGTACGTGGTGCTGCCGTTGGGTGTTGCCTCACTGGCAATGGTGGCAGTGACGATCTGCCCGCCTGCAACGTAATTCCCGCCAGTCGCCTCACCTGCCGTGGTGTAGGCGGTGGTGGTCTCATCCAGCGTGGCTGCGTTTGTGTACAGCGCCAGATAGAACGTGTCGGTGGCAAAGTTGATCGTGCCGTTGACCAGCCCTGACCGCAGCGTGTTGCAGGAAAAATTGCCAGTAAAACTCAAGATGCCACCTCAAAACGGTTGCATTTTTGACGGTTTGCTCGCGCCGGTATTACTTGCAGGTTTTCAGGAACATGTAGACCCGAAACAAGTTTGCCCTGCAACGGAATGACGTGGTCTACCTCAAACGAAATTCCCAACATCTTTGTCCGCAAAGCTGCAAGCTCATAGGCTTGCTCCATGATCCAATGGTCGTCATCAGCTAACCATGATGGCGTGCGGTGCATTTTTGCCACTTTCCGCTGCGTTTCTTTGGCTGCATGTTTGTGCGGATACAACCGTCTGTACTCTTTGTTCGCGGCGTCAATGTGCTGCTTTTTGGCAATATATCGCTGGGCAAAATATTCACGACGCTCTTCGTTTTTTACGGAATCGTAGACGCGTTGTTTTGCCAAAATTTTATCTCTGTTGCTTGCGCTATATTGTTTTTTGTACGCTGCCATGCACCCTTTACACCATGTGCGATGTCCGTCTTTGTACGCCTTTCCTTTGTGGAAATTTTCCAGGGGCTGCGTTGTGTTGCAAAATGTACAGAGTTTCATCACTGAACCCCGTTATTCTGCGGCAGCGGGGAGATGCGCGTCTGCCCACTGCGGTACGCATCGCTGCGCTCCAATCCATCACCAAGACGGCGGGCTTGCATGAGTGCCTCTTTGTACTTTCCATCGTACAGGGCCATCATGTCGGTCTCACCCTTCATGAAGGTGTACGCCTCCACCAGAGAGCCGTAGAGCAGCACCGTATCAAAGTTGTCGCCCAGCCATGTCGTGTTTGTCGTGACAATCGACTCTGGGTAAAAGAAGTAGTGCAACTCAACCTGATAGTTGATGTTCGGGGTCGGACCCAGGATGAAAGACAACTCCGTGCTGGCGCTAAACGTCGGGCCAAACAGGGCGTAGTACTTTGGCATCCCGGTGTCTGTCGGGGTCGGGTATGCCTGCCGGATGAAGTTGACATCCTTGTTGAGCAGGTACTCGTACGCGCCCGTGGTATCAACCACAGCCATCGAGTAGACCGACAGAAAATCAATCGGGCACGACAGGTACTTGTTGTTGGGCGTGACATTTCCCGTCACGTTCTTGCGCAGGGACGGGAACTGAACCGTGTTGTAGATGCGCTGCTCCGCCTGTTTGACGAAGACAGGGATATTCGCCACGAACTCCGTTTCGTAGTTCTGGGTGTAATCCTGAATCGCAGCAGACAACGCGGCGTAGTTCATGCCATCGGACCCCTGGCCATCACGCCCTTGGTGGCGCAGCCCGTACCACGGATTTTGATGCCGCTGGTTTTCATCGGCGGGTAGTCTTGACTGCGGGTGTTGGCCACAGCCACATTGGCCTTGCGCATGGTTGTTTTAGCGGGCTCCTCACCCACCACAACCGATGCGACTTTCTTGGGAACTTTGTACTCAGCCATTTCAGCCTCCTTTGCGGCCGGGGCTGCGCTGGTTCATGACCTTGGCCATATTGCGCCCATACTTGAGCATGTCGCTGTTGGTCTTGCCGCCGGCTCGCATTTTGGTCAGGGGCTTGCCGGGGTGCATGGCTTTCTCATGCTTGTGAACGGCTTTCTTTGCATCCATGATCGACTCCTTATGTCGTTGCAACTGTGACTGTACCAAGATTCACGGTCAAAACCAAATTGTTCGGCGTGAGCCCGTAATCATTTAAGCTGGCGCCCCCGACAGGGGCCCAACCCCACTGAATAATCCTGCTACCTTGCTCAAGCGTGCCTTGAGCCAGCGGGTTTGGACTATCGTTTTCAATGATCTGGAGCCCAGAGGTTCCAGACGTAACATAGCTGCGGTCTGGCCGTGGATTGCGCAAACCCTGTGGGTCATCTACAGGATACATGCCCAACTGAAGCTGAGGCTGATCCGGGTCCCAGCACTCCGGGCAGACCAACAACTCATAGTTCTTGGTCTTAATGACTTCGCGCTTAAGCACAGTGAGCTTAAAGCGCTGATCACAGCGATCACACTGGGCAATCGCGTTCTTGCCGGAAGCAAACCTATTGCCCACTAGAACGTACCCCCAATGAATTGCTGACGGGGTACAAAGCGGATTGCGGCCTTCTCACGGTCTTCATCAGCCGCAAGCTGCCAAGCCTCATCGTACTGCTGCTTCAGCACATCCAAACGTTCTGCCGCACCGGGAATTTTCATGCCCAAGTAGTACGACAGGCCCGCAACCATGCAGGGGATAAACCGGAACGGAATGTCCATCACATTGACGCCACCCCCAGCGTCTTGGGTACGGCGCAATCTCCAGTACACAAACTGATAAGTCTGCGCACCGTCGGGGGTGGGCCAAACCGTGATGGCGGGTACTTGCGCCCAATACACAGTGGTACCGCTATTGTGCAGTGCAGCATTTGTGTCTTGCTGCCCACGGAAGCAGTTGTACAGGGTGTTGCCGGAGATGTACCCGTAGTTGATGATCTCACTGTCGATTTTGACAAACCCAGTGGTGGGTAGGCCAATGACCGAGTTGAGTGTGATTTGAGTCGCCGTAGCAGAGATGCCGCCAGACAGTTGCAAGCCGGTGGGCGAGTTCTGGCCGTTGAAACGCTGCACCCAAACCTGAATCGGGCGAGCCTGCTGAATCTTGTTGGGGATGGTGGCGTAGGTAGAAACACTAATCCGCGTGATGGTCAGATCGGCTTGCGTGGATGCCACATTCCCGCCAGTGCGAATGACATGCTCCAGCAGGTCAACTGTGTCATCTGGCAGTGCATAAGTGTTCTGGCCTTGGACAAGTGGGATAGTCCCCGACTCAATCGTCCACATGTTGATGCCACGGTTGGCCCAGTCGGCAAACATGATGTTGAGCGACCGACGAGCGGTGCGCAGGTCATAGCCCGTACGCATCTCTGAGCCCGCCCGCTCATACGCCTCCTCGACCAGTTCAGTCAGGTCAAGGTTGAATGCAGATGCGCCAGAAGTGTTTGCCATTATCTGTACCTTGCCGTCTTAGCCGCCACCTTGGGCGGTTGCTTCACAAACTGCTTTCCGGCCTTCTTACCTGCCCGTTTGGCGCGGGTCGTCGCGGCATACTCGGCAGAGCTGAGCGCCTTAATGGCGTTCTCAGGCAAATATCGCTCCCCCGTCTTGCTTGACGGTTTGCCAGACTTGGTGCGCCACTTCTGGGCACCCCAGTCCTTGAGCGATTG